CAAGTGATGCCATCAGGCGAGGTCATCACGCGATTGCCGGTGCCGGTGTTGGATACGGCTGCAAACAGACCAAGTTCAGAAGACCACGCAATAGACCGCCACTCATTATCGGCAGGAGTCGTGCGGGTGGTCCAGTTGATGCCGTCTGGTGAGGTCATCACGCGATTGCCTGTGCCAGTGATGGCTGTGGCCGCAAACAGACCAAGCTCAGGAGACCACTCAACTGCATACCAAGCGTTTGAAGCGGACTCGGCTCTGCCGATCCACGGAATGCCGTTGACAAAGTTCCTTTTCGGCACATTCGGCTGCTTGAGGAACCTGTGATTGCTGACAAGCGAGATCGAATTGTTCGGGTCATCGTAGACGGGGGTGACGCCGACATGCCTGCCGTTAGCCAATGCAGATGCAACCGCATCCTGCGCTTGCTCATCGGTATATTGGATAATGGTCGAAGCAAACGTAAGGGTATTGGCATTGTCATCGTAAGTGACAGTGATTCCTGTACCTCCGACTGAAAAAGCCCCCACAACGTCTTGGACCGCCTCAGTGAAATCAGAGATGATTGCAGATGTACCCGAAACAGTCGGAGTCAAGGTGTTTGCGTTATCGTCATACGACCATGTGATTCCAGTTCCGTTCTGGATCATGGCCGCAACCGCATCCTGCGCTTGCTCATCGGTGTACTGAGTGATAGTGACTGTTGGTGTAAGTTGACCACTGCCGTCGTTGTAACTCCAGGTGATACCGGCACCATCCTGGATCATCGCAGCAACATAGTCCTCAACGTTTTCTTGTGTGAGACCACCCCCAGACGTTGTCCAAGGAACTGCGACCCATACGTTCCGCGACTTCTGCTTGAATAGCCAAGCGTCATAACGATTGGCGATAGTGATAGAGCCCCCTAGTGTACCGTTGAGCGTGACGGCAGAATCTGCCGCGATGGTTTTAGCTACATCGTTACCACCTACCCACTGAACAACGAAAGACGAGCCGTTAGCCATCGGCTGAACTGCGTACTCTTCGAGCGTGATCGTCTGAGCGGCATTGCGCGTCAGATAAATCCATTTGAACCTGTCGCTGGACAGAATAGTGTAAGCTGAAGCTCTGACGTTCTTGTTGACGTAGTCAGCTGCAACTGTCGTAGCATCGACGTCCCAGTTGAGATCAGTAGTGCCGAGGACGATAGCGCCAGTAGTCAAGAGCTGAAAGAGCTTGCCGCCGTTGTTTCCTTCGTCCACAGGAACGATTGTCCCAGGCGCGACTGTGTCGATAGTATCCCATCCATCGGCAATGTCCCAATCGTCTGGGCGCACAACCCAGACGCGGTTATCTGCTGCTACTGTCTGATCAGTAGCTAGCACTCGGTCGCCATCAACAAGAGCAATGCCTTGAAGAGTGTACTCTCCGGACAGAGCGATATCGCCATCTGCTGTTGTCGTAGCGACTCGAACACTCTCGTGGAAATCATTGTTGCTCTGGACTGTGAAGCTCAAGCTGTTCGCCGGATCGTCATGGACAACAGTAAGGCCAGACTGGTTGCCTGCTGCGATCATAGCAGCAATAGCGTCGCGCGCACTCTCGTCCGAGTATGACCCGCCCGATGAAGCCAGAGTATAGACGTGGTTCCCGTCGATCACGAAAAGGCCCATAGTATCGTTGGCGAGCGTCTGAGTCGTCGAGAATGTGCCCGCTCGGATCGTTGCTGTCTGACCACTGTCGTTGAAGATCAGTATCCACCTGTCTACTGCGCCCAGGTCAAGGTTGAACGCGCTGGCAGGTGTGCCTGTAAGGTAGAGCAAACCATTTGCACGAAGGACAGCGGCAGCCACAGCTACGTTGCCGCCTGCTGTGCAGACTACGTCTGCGTTGGCGAGGATACCTGCCTCTACAGCATTGAGCGCATTGTTGATAGTCAGATACTTGTTGTTCTGCGCTGCGGCAACGTGAGTGATGTTCAGAATAGGAGTGGTAGTCATAGTGTTGCTTCTCCAGGATAACCGCGTCCGTTGTCATGGGTTAGTTCTTGGCTTATCTGATAGATCACGACTCGGACCTCAGGAATGACTGTCGGCGATCCTCCTACATCCATCGCATACTCCGATAGTGTGTAGGTGAAAGTCGGCGAAGACAAAGCGAGCTTTGTCCTCAACAGTGTAACACCCGAGTAGATCTCTGCTTCGTACTCCTCGGAAGTTTCGTTCAGCGGCACGGCCTCAGTGCCATCTAGCCATTGATAATTATACCGCGATTGGCGCTGCCATGTAACTGTGAGGCTTTCGGTGTTTCCCGTGTCACGCACTCCCTTTATGTCCACAGGGCGGAAAGGCTTCAGCGAAGCCCCTCGATTAGTAAAGCTGATAGCTTTAGTGGAGTCGAACAGCTTGCCAGACGCTACAGGTACAAACATCTGGAGCGCATCGACTGCGCCTGACGATGTTCTCGCCATTGTCTCGGCGTTAAGCCAGACAACGCGGTTACCAGTCTCATGGAGTCCGATCATGTTCTCTGTGCCTCTGAAGCCGCGGATCAATCCTGTGGCTCGGTGCGAACCATCACCATTGTCTGTGATCGTCAGAACGCTGATGACTTCCCATTCGCTATCTACCCCGTCGGCAGTTGTCTCGACAGCGCAGAGCAGCGTCCCATCTAGCCATTCGTCATTAGTCACTGATGCGGGCACATCTCCTCCATACAGCCTGAAATCGAAGTGGGCAGTCGGGTAGGTCACATAAGGAGATAGCACGCCCGGCAGTTCGGTTAGAACAAGACCAACAGACGTAGACGCGCTTAGTGACGCCCAGCCCTCGTAAGCGTTGCCTCCGTCGAGCGAGCGATACACGCTTACGCTCGAAGGCTCCTGGGTGCCTCTGTAGTATGTCAAGAAGTAGAAGCCTGACGTGTTGTCTATGTCATTGTCCCGGATCATGTTCATATCCATAGGCAAGAAGTACGCAACTGAACTATTGAGCTTCGTGCCTCCAATATCAGGCGTTGCTACACCAATGGCGTCCGACGAATAGTCAATAGTGCGCTTGTGAGCTTTAACCTTGATAACTAGATCGTCTTCTATCTCGTTGATGACGACACGGAGCGTCTTGTTTCCCTCAAGCGGCAGCAACAGCACATCTCCAGGATGCGCTCGCGCGTACCTAGGAGGCAGGTTGAACGTGTACTCGTCGGGAACTTCACGACTCTCGCGCAAGAGAATGTCTGCCGCTCGCGCTCCTTCTGTGTCGCTCAGGGCGGCGTTTGTCGTCGCAGTACCCTCAGACAGCGACTCAGTGCTGTCCAGAGGCATGTCGATCCTCTGTGATCCTTTCCGGTACTGAGCGTCCCAGGCAAGATAGCTGTAAGTGAAGGCGTTGGGAAGATCCATCACGTCTGCAATAAGCTCGCTCACTCGACTTTGTGGGTAGCCATCGTCTTTGAACTCAGCCCCGACATGATCCTCGTCTACTACAAGGTCTACTACGTTGTCTCGCTCAAAGAACGTATAGACTCCGTCAACCTGGCAGTGGTCAATTCCATACAGCCGGCACAAGTCTTCGATCACTCCTCGAGGCGTTGAGTCATCCTTGACAGCGTAACCACGAGCCATCTTCGTGACGTTGGAGACGTCGACTGTAAGGCCTGCAAGCGCGCACTCAGCTTCGAGAATATTGGCTAGCGGAATCATGCCACGGGTTACTGTAGGAAGAAAGTCGACATACCACTTAGCCGAAGAGCCACGCAGAGCGAGAAAGCCACTCATTCCTTCGACGTAGGCCAAGCGGTTGCTGATATTGCTGCCAGTGTACGAGGTCGGACCAAACTGCTCGAGCACAACGAAGTTCACAGCGTCGAACTTGACAATATAGGTAGAGCCTCCAGAGTCATATGAGAACCAGTAGACGCCATTCTTATCCGTATTGACATGCTCTGCTGCACTATTGCGCGATCCTGAAGCATAGCTCGAAGTGCTAGCGATAAGCGCCAGCGTATCGGCGTCATACTTGAACAGCCCATTAGTCGAACGGATAAGAAGAGAGTCATCGTTCAAGCAGTAGACCAGCGTTCCCTGGATACCTGAGCCATGCAGCGTGTTGTTGTTGACTGAGGTCACAGCAGTCTCGGAGACACGGTAGAGCATGTAGTTCGTGATGATATAGAAGAACATCTGATCCGCGTCTTCGTCATACTTCAGAACAGCGCCTTTCGTAGAGGTGCCGGAGTCTACGCCAGCGTTCACTGTCGCACGCACTGTCCAGACGTGGCCGCCCGCTGTCAGGGTGTTCCGGAACTCGACTCTCGTACCACGGAAGAACGCGCCGTAGGTAAAGCCGTTACTGCCTTTGACGACCCGGTTATAGTTCTCCTGGTTGATTGCTGGCCAGCCGTGGTCGAAGTCATAAGTAGCGAGCCTTGCGCCGGTGAACAAGTCATAAGCGTCAGCCTGTCCAATACGGTCGCTGAACCAGACAACGCCATTGAGGTCGAAATATGGATCCCCATCAATTCCTGTCAGCCCTGAAGAATAGATGATCTTCTTCGACCACAGAAGCTTGCCATTCGAGAGATCATAGGCCCAAGCCTTGTTGACTGTGGGGCCAGACAGGGATCGGTCATAGAACACGGCAACTAAGTTCACTGGGTCGATGAAGCCGCTTTTGTTATGGCCCGACGGATAGTCGTTGTTAGTGAGCAGCTTGGAAAGGTACGAGTAAGAAGGATTGCGAACGACCTCTATCTCGATGTTCGGCATACGGATGCCGATCTCTTCATGGTTCAAGTTAGCCATGACCACGCCAACAATTCCCCGATAAGCGCTGGCTGCGCTCGCTCCCTTGTCGGCGACAAGACGCGCATCCGGCTCTTGATCCTCAGTGCCCAAGTAGAACGTGAAGTCGACGCCTTCCCACTTGCCAAAGCCCTTGCCCGATACGACATTGAGGACGTTCTGGAGGGCTTCTGTGGTGTTGTCATAGGCTAGCTCGTCGTCGATCCAGACGCGCGAGATAGCAGCGACAGGCCCGGTCCAGTCGAAGATCGCCATGCTTGTCGATACATAGCTGTACTCTGTGACGATAGGACCACCTTTGCCAGCGCGATAGGTGCGCTTTTTCTCCTTGATCTTGTCGCCTTCGAGCCAGATATACGAGCCTGCGATCCTGACGGTGCCATGGGTATGCCCGATTGGGTCGCCGAACTTGTTAGTCGTGGCTTTCGTGTTGTCCTGACGGGGGCCCTCGACCTTCTGAGGGAACAGGAACTGAAGCAGGATACCGACGCCTAGCGATACAAAGCCGCCAAGCGGTCCTCCTAGCAGGTTACCCATCTTTCAGCTCCCAGTAAGAATGTGGATAGTCGATCCAGGGCTTGGAGAAAGGTACTTCTTGCACTTTCTTAAACGCCTGGTCGGCGTGTATCATGTTGCCATGGTCAGTGATGATCCCGACATGAGCGAGATCCTGGCGGATAAAGACGACTATGTTGCCATACTCGCGAGACATAGACCTGATTGCGATACGCTGCAGGTGCTTCAGCATCTTCGCCCGGTTCGGCGCTTGAGAGTACGCAGGAACAACATAGTCCTCGGCGTATAGCCCGACTCGCTTGCCTGAGTAGAGAATGAGCCCAACGCAATCGACTCCGAGCTTGCCTCTTCCCATGTGAACCCAGGGAACGCCGATCAGTTCACGCGCTGCGGCGACAAACTCATCCCTTCGGGGTCTTGACCATTGCATTCTCAGTCACCAGGTGGGGAAACGCCCAAGCGTTCTTTGTGTTGTCGAACTTCTCAGTGCAGTCCTCGACGATGCGCTTGCGGCAACCTGCGTCAATCAGAAACGTGTCTCCAACGACTATGTTCTCGTAGGCTTCATCCTCAAGCACGAGATTGCCAGCGCCATCGTCGCTGTAGACCTTCATTCTGAGAGTGGCGTTGTTTCCTGTCAGCCACATCACGCGTCCTTTAGCGAACCAATCGTTAGCGAGAGAGATGCCTGATGCCGCAAAAGTGCGCCTGTCCGTGACTGCTGTCACGGTGCCGACCATGCGGCCAGCGCGAATCGCTTTCCAGTTCACAGTACCATCAGCAACTATACCTCCAAGGACTACAGGCCAGGCCGGTTCTGTGACACCGCTTGTCCCACCGACTGTCGCTTCATACCAAAAGCCGTTGGGAGTCGTCGGCTTGACAATCGACTTAGCCTTGTGGTCCTTCGCAACGCTCAGAGCATAGACAGTCGACGCAACCCAGCTTGGAGGATTGAGATTGTAACCGCATCGCGCATTAGCGAAAGTGTGTTGGCAGTTCGCTGTCAGCCGCTTCGTGATCGGCATTTCCAGCAGCCGCTCCTTGCCACGAAGCTCGAGCTTGAGTACACCATTCTCGGCTTTTGCATTGGAGACGACATAGACGGCTTGGATATAAGCCCCAGCAGCAGCGTCTTTCCACGAGCAGTATCCTACTCGGACCTCGGCGTTGTGCCATGCGCGTGTGCGAATGTCGAACCAGTTGACTATCGAGTCGTCGATCTTCAGGTGCAGCTCAGTGTCATCAATAGCCGTGTTGAGCTTCGAGTTATAGCTTGCCTCCTGCACGATGAAGCGAGGATTGAATGTCACAGGCGCCAAGTACAAGGTGCGCGTCAGCTCGACGTTATGGTTGGTGAAGCCTAAGCGAGTGACTCCTGACTTCGTTGTGTTTGGGAACTCGACCTGGACAAGCGTTGCGCGAAACATGCGCCGCGATTGGAGCATAGTCAGCAGATTGGCCGGAATCGTCCTCATTCCACGACCTCCTCGAGGATGATGCCATCCAATGTGCCGGACTTGAACTTGTCCAGAACCCAGTCAAGCGAAGAGTCGACGAAGTCCACAGGAACGTAGAAGTGGAACCCAGCTGTCACCTGATGACCGTTAGGAGGAGCAACGGCATAGGTTAGTAGCCCAGTATTGATGTTGACAGTCCAATCTGTGCCAATAGCCTTCTCTACTCCGTTCACACCCGACTTGACTGTGCCAGCTATAAGACGGGTGATCTTGCGATCATAATTCAGGCCGCCTGCGCTGTAGCGCTTCTTTACCTGAAAGACAGTAGTCACGCCATCGCCTACGCCAATCACGCTGTCTCCAAACGCTGCTGTCTGCAGCGGAGCGCATGACTTGAAGTCCGTCTTGTCTAGGAACAGAACTACCGCATCGTTGACCTGCATCACGTTGAAGAAGCGCACTAGCTCGTGGCAGTCGTCTAGCGACTTGACGCCAGAAGCCACGTCGTACCTCATCAACGCCTTGTTGAAAAGTTGGTTAGACTGTACATAGCCAGAAGGAGTCGCTACACGTCGCTTGTTCCACTGAGAGATAGCCGACGAACCGAAGCCAATACCAGTCGGGAAGATCGCAGACAGTGTGGTCATGACGCCCTCTGCCCAATCTCTATGTTACGCCTCAGCTTACGGCCTAGGCTGTTCTCAGTCGAGCGGAAGCTGTCCACATCTCGAGCGTAGACATTGATGTTCTGGACAACACTGCCGCGCGTGATTGGTATGACTTTGTTATTGCTCGCCGCCTTCATCGCTTCCACGCTATGCCGGTTGCTTACGATTGTGCCGCGCACCTTCGGGATGAACAGCTCAGGACCGTTCTCGCCGACAATGCTAGGCTTGTTCAACGGCGGGTTGCCTCCTTTTGCAAAGAGGCCCCCAAGCAACCCGCCGCCCCCACCTAAGCCACCGAACAAGTTCTTGAAGATCGTATCAAGTCCCCAGTCGATAAGCTTAGACGAAATGTCTGCTATAAAGCGTTCAAGGTCGAACTTGCCCGTCTTGATGAACTCAGAGATGTACGACTTGACAGTGCCAGCTAGTCCCTGAAACAGCGAAGCGACTTCCTTAGTCGCTGCTTCGGCGGGCTTGACTAGGTTCTCATCCAGCGTCGCCATATGTTGCCCGATCTCAGTGACCATGTCGGGAATATACGACCCGCCGACAACGGCTTGATAGAGCCCCTGGAACGCGCCCTTGACGCTATCAATGCCAGCCTTGGCTGTCTCCCATACAGCATTGAGCTTCGCACCAATCCAGTCTTTGATCCCGTTCACCATCGCCATGACCGCCTCGAGCGCCATAGTTTCCATGTCTCGGATAGCGGTGATGATCGTAGTTGTGGCCGTCGTGACTGAGGTCGAGACAGCTGTCCATGTCGTCTTGACGAACTCAACCAGTCCCTCCCAGGCTTCCTGGATTAGCGTCAGAATACCTCTAGCCCAAGCGCTGATCGTTTCGGTAAGGCCCGGGAAGAGTGCGTCCAGAACGTTAGCTATTGTCTGCCAGAGATTGACCCACATCTCTTTCATTGTCTGCAGTACGCCAGAGAGGTCGCCGGTGAAAAGCTGAGAGATAAGGCGGACGCCAAGCCTGAGCTGGTCTACGATGCCATTGAACAGAGCGACGACAGCATTCCACTGCTGCTCGAAAGTCACGCCCATAGCGTCGAGCGCAACACTGACAGCGGCAACAGCAGCGATAAAGACGCCAATGGGCGAAGCAAGAGCAGCGATCATAGGCGCGAGCGCAGCGAAAGCGCTGATGATAGGTCCTAGGATCGCCAGAACAGGACCCAGCACGGCGGCAATGCTAGCTCCTATGACAATCATCCTCTGTGTCTCAGGAGCGAGCCCACGGAACGCCTCAAGCCAGCCATTGAGCATCTCGAGGAAAGGCGCGCCGATTTCAACGATGAGGCCCCCAATAGTCTCGCGGATTTCACTGAGCTGCTTGTTGAACTCGTTGACTCCGCCGAGCCCACCGGCGTTGGCTTGTGCTTCCGCTGCGCCCTTGAACTGAGACTCGACCTCGTCCAAGATCATACCCTGGGCCTTCAGCAAGTCGCCGGATTTGACTAGCCCCTTTATCATCTCCTCTTGAGCGTCAGTGAACTGGATACCGACACGGCTTAGAGCAGCGAGGCCGGCCACAGGATCATTGAGCGCCTTGCCTAGCTGGATCGCTGAGGATTGCAAGTCCTGGCCAAGGCGCGCGCTCATGTCAAGAGCTGCAGACTGAGCGCGGTCGAACGTATCGCCTGAGACGTTCTTGAAAGTCAGCAGGTTAGCAGTAAGAGACTTCAGGATCTCCTCATCCTGATAGAGCGTCCTGAACTGAGCGTCCGAGGCGAACTTCTGCAGCTCCTCGCTCGTCTTGCCTGCTGTGTTGCCAGTCGACTTCAGCGCAGCCTCAACATCAGCGACAGCGCGAGCGGCCTCAGCAAAGTCACCAACTGACTGCTTAGCGAACAAGGTCAGCGGCGCTGTCAGGGAGGCCGACATTCCCAGGCCGATATTGCGGACGCGGTTGCCGAACGCTTGTATCTTCTTCTCGACGGCAGACCAGTCCTTGACGATGGCGCTAGAGGCTTTAGCAGACGCCCTCTCAGCATCCGCCATGCCCTCTTTGAAGCCTCTGGCGAAATCGTCGAAGACCGCCTTGATACGGACCCAGACTGTACGCTCCTCAGCCATCGGACTTCTTCCTCCTCAGGTTGGGAGTGTCAGGGTACTGCTCATGCAGTTCCTCGATCCTGTCCATGGTCATCGGGTCACTGTCCATGTTCTTCGCGTTCAGGTACTCAACTGTCAAGGCCCATTCGTAAAGCGGCGTAGACCAGAAGCGCTTCGGCTTCCACTTAAGTTCGACTGTGGCGAGTCCGTACCAATTAGACCACGGAGTCGCGTCATCTTCAGCTACGCCGCTTTTACGTTTCCCCTTGACGGCTTCGAGTTTCCAGTCATGGTGCGCTTCAGCGCTTCGCCGATGGCCTTGGACAACTCGCTCATGTCACACTCAGCGGTCATGAAGAAATCATCAGGAACTTGCTCGCCACCACAGCGGATAGCGACAAGAGCCACCTCGAGAATATCGCCCATGCTAGGGTCTTCGAGACGCTGACCAAGTTCCTTGATGTTCTTCACGCCAAGCTTGCGCTCGAGAGCCGCGAGGCCCCCAAGCGTGATGCGGAGTGCGTAGTCTTCGCCATCAATCCTCACAGTGCAGACGTCAGGGGTAGCGTTCTTGTCTTTGGTCATCTCCTCTTCCTCTCAACAACCGCTCAACCACAGGTGCAGCGATCAGGCTGCGGTGAAGGTGAGGTCCGAGGCGTTCTCAAACGTCATCTTGTACATGGCAGCATTGTTGTACTCGCCGGAGTACTCGATCTGGGTGCACAAGAACGCGCCCTCAAACGTACCGAAGCTCGGCATGATGAACTGGTAGTCGGGCGTTGTGCCCGCTGTCCAGGAAGTGAGCACTGCAGCTTCCGCCGCGCTGTCCTTGAACACGCCCTCGAGCTCGATGGTCGCCGAGCGGACGCCGGCGCCTCCCTGCAGGATCTCACGCCAGCCGCCAGCGCTATCCTGGTCGGTTATGTCGATGGTCTCCTGGTCGAGCGTCAGCGTCTTCGTACGGCCGCCGCCGATGGTGGTGAACACGCCAGCAATGTCAATCTTGACAAGGACGTCTTTTCCGAGCTGCCCAGCCATAATCTAAGTCTCCTCTAGCAAGGCTCTGAAGGACGTCAGGCTGTGCCAGACCTGGCCGTCAGGTTCACGGATGCACGAATATCCCTCACGGCGCAACAGCACCACTCGGCAATTCGTGAGCACAAAAGGCGCAGTATCGTGAAGGAGCTCTTCGATCCTCCCGCTGATTAGTCTTGCCGGCTTGCTGCTCTCAGCGTCGCTGAAGACGTGGATGCGAGGACGAGTCTCCCAACCATCCTCAGTCGACGTGTCCCACTCGGCCGTATCGCCAGCCTCATAGAAGACGTACGGAAACGCAGCCTCATCAGAGACGTGATCGAAGAAGCGCAATGTCCCTCCGCACAACGCGACGAGCGGCGCGTCTGCGAGGAGAGTTGCCCGGACGTAAGCCTGCAATTCTGTGGTCGCGGTCATCTCATCCAACTCTCAACGCATCAGCGATCAGCTCGGCGATCTTGTCAGCGCTCTCACGAGCGCTTGGCATGAGATATGGACGAGGCGCCATCTTGCTCGTGCCATTCTCCAGATAGCCTGCATAGTCTGCTAACGAGTTTACGTCATAGCTGAGAGGCTCGTCACCTGGCTGGATGTTGATGCCGCGCACTAGCGTTCCAGTGTCGTTTGCTGGCGCTTCGCCCGGAGCAGATGCGCGATGGGTACCTTTCTTGCCAGACTTGTAGAAACGGCCTGACTTCGGCCCGCTCAGTATCTTTCTCTGGGCTGTCGACTGAACGAGAAACGCGCCTGCGCGAAGCGCAGTCATCACGCGGCTCTGTCCTTCGCTACCTGAGATCTGATCTTCGATCTCCTTGAGTACAGTAGAGTCGACTCTGATTTCTAGCCTCATAACGGAGCTCCTACAACGCAATCGAGTTGCATGTAGTTCTTCCTGTGGTCAGTTTCCTGGGCCCCGATGACGTAAAGCTCTAAGCCATTCCACAGGATCGTCATGCCGCGAACAATGTCTGAGCGGTACCGCAAGAAGACCGTGTAGTCGACGCGCTTGTCTATCTGCTGATACCTCCAGACTTCACGCGCGCCTGCAGGCGTCACATAGGCGTATAGCTCATCCCCCATAGTATCGGCGCGAGAAAAGCCGCCAATGTCGTCAGCCGTGCGCGCAATCACTTTCAGCGTGATCCTATCACGCATCCTTCCGATGAGGTGTGGTCGACGAGTAGGCCCGCTACCCATAGCTACAGCCTCCTGACCTTGAACCTGTCGAGGATCGACAAGGCAGACACAGGCACCCTGGCTAAGATCGTGCCAACTTCGAACAGCTCGCGGTTCTCGTACCAGTGCGCCGCAATCTGCATCAGAGCGATCTTGAGCATGGGCGGGATTGAGCCATTAGCGTAACCCGCTGTAAAGTCGACAGTGACGCAGTTGTCTTTTCTCAAGTCGCTTGGCCAGAACCTACCTTGCTTCAAGATCAGCTTGCCCGGCTCGCTGTAAATGTCAGCATAATAGTTCTCTGACGCATAAGCAGACGTCTCTCCCGCCGAGTTTGTCGTCGTCACGGACTCAATGCTCACGAGCGGAGGCAGAGGAAGCTCAAGCTCACGCAACATATCTGTGGACACGATTGCACCTTCGCGCACGCCATCCCACCACTCGAACAGTTCGGGGCTAAAGCGGGCCTTGTTCACCGTGTCGAAGATAGCGCGGAAGGTACGGAGTGGGATGACTGTGCCCGTATGGCGCTCAGCGAAATCTCGCACACCCGGAATGATCGTGCTCTCGATGAGCGTGTCATCCGCTGTTGTGTCGAGCCTGAGGTGCGCCTTGACTCCAGCCAGAGTGATCGGCTCGAATGAAGGATTGGTTAGCTGAGCGTACTTCGCCATGGGCCATCCTAAAGTAGGGACACGATCCCTCGCATCCCCACCTCCCTGTCAGAAGTTCAGTCACGCCGGCGGGTTAGCAGCGGCGCCGGCGCGATCAGTCTTCGTGAGCCACATGCCGGCGAGCGGCGCTGCGCTAGCATTGTTGGTCACGGTGATCTTCGCACGGATATACCGCTTGTTGCCCTTGTAACCGAGCTTGAAGGCCTTGTTGTCCGCCGACTGGTTGAACGATGCCAGTTCTTCCGTGCCGATCAGGTCGGCGTCGGCTACCGCAGCCTCGTCGCTCATGTTAGCAGCGTTGCCTTCGTAGAGCGTGGTCACGAACTCAGCTCCAGCGTCGGCGAGCGTGCCAGTGAGCAAGAACAGAGTAGCGGCGTGAGAGCCCTGAAGGTCCAGAGTCGTCGTGACCTGCTGGGTGTTGTCGTTGAGAGCTGTGGCCAAAGGCGCCAGCGCAATGCTGGGGTTAAAACCGTTGACAAGATCGAACTTCATGGTCTACCTCGTTTGCTTTCGATCATTGAGTGAAGAAGGAGCCGAAGCTCCTTCAAGTTCAGGTGGAGAACTTGAGAAGCTTGATCGCTTCGTAGTTCTGGATGCCCCCGCCTACGCGCTTCGTCGTGTAGAACCCGACATAGGGCTTCTGGGTGAAAGCGTCACGCAGCACGCGCACGCCGATCCGGTCGACGATCAGATAGCCACGGCGGAAGTCGCCGAAGGCGATAGCAAACGCATCGGGATCAGTGTCGGGCATTTCCTCAGCTTCGATGGTTGGGAAGCCGAGGATCGTGCTGGGCTGGCCGGCAGTGATGCCAGGCTGCCACAGGTAGGCGCCATCAGTGTCCTTGAGCTTGCGGACCTCAGACATGGTGGTGCGGTTCATCATAAAGCGAGCGCCCGAACGGAAGCCCGCCTTCAGCGAGTAGACGAGGTCAATCAGGCAGTCACCGCCGTTGGGCGCAGCGACAAAGGCGCCAGAAGCTCCGGAAACGACAAAGCCCAGCTTGCCCCAGGTCCACGAAGCGTTGGCGACGGTGGGAGCCTGAAGGATGCCATGCGGCTTGTTCACGCCATTGCCGTTGATGAACGCATCAGACTCCTGCTCGGCGAAGGTCACGTTGACCTCATCGGCGAGCCACTGCTCGATGTTCACGGCGCTGTCATCGAGAATGGACTGAGTGGCGAGAGGGAACGCATAGAGCTCCATCACAGGAAAGTTCAGTTCATCGAGAACTGGCGTGTCAGTCACCGGCCTGGACGACTGCTCGCCCACCCAGCCGCTGGCCGCTCCTCCCAGATTGAAAGGCTTCTTGAATATCGCAGTGCTCACCTGGCGCACAGTGCAGACAGAACGCATCGGCGATGCTTCTGAGAGAAGTCGGTCCATCGCGAGCTCTGCTTCCACAGGAACGAGATAGCCGCCATCCGGATTGGTGCCGACGGACAGCGCCTTGACCTCGTTGTCCAGAAGGCCAGCGTCGACTCCGCGGCGCACATAGTCCAGGAAAGCGTCGCGGTGCTTGACTTGCAGGTCCGTGAGCTCGACGCCACTCTTGGTGGTCTGGCGCGGCGAACGCTTCAGCGACAGGCGGAGCTCGTCGATCTGCTTGGTCTGCGCGGCCAGCGCGTCGTTCAGCTTCTTGACCTCTTCGACGGTCACAGGATCGGCGCCTGGCGCGCGGCCGGGGACCATCGACTTCTTGAGCTCCGCGATTTCTTGATCGTTCTTGGCTTTGAACTCCTCGAACGTCTTGAGCAGCGTGCTCATCGCTGCCTTCAGTTCCACGCTGTCGGCGGACTGCTGGCTCCCGCTATCGTCTTTGGTCTCGAGAACGGACAGAAGGCGGGAGCGGTGCTTGAGAGCCATACGGTTCATGGCTTACCCTTTCATGACTTGGTTGAGCTTGTTAATCATCTCCATGAGCGCGTCGTCTCGACGCTGCGGCTGGAGTCGTGCTTTCGCACCATCGAAGCCGTGAGCTGCCACGAGCTTGGCGAAAGCGTTAGGGAGGCCCGCTTCCCGCAGTACCTTCTCCACATCTCGGATTGTCACGTCCTCCTTGACAGCTCGCACTGTGGCGCGCTCGTTCATGCCGAATGTGACAAGCGAGATTTCCCATAGATCGACTTCGAGCAGCTTGCGGAACACGCCCGCAGCGTCGCCCGGCGCCGACTTGATAGCCCGGAAGCCAATCGACAGGCTGTCGATGGCGCCGTCTTTCATAAGGGCTAGCGTCTCGCGTGAGCGCTGCACCTCGAGATTGAGCTTGCCCTTGACCCAGAGTCCCTTCCTGTCCTCAGCCATCTCGAGCCATTTGCCCAAAGGCTGGCTGGGATCGTGCTGGAACAGCATCTTGACTTTGCTGGCGCCCTTCTTCAAGGTCTTGGCAAATGCACCCGCTTCGACAACATCGCCACCTCGGTCGACGTTGCCGAATGTGCTGGCGTAACCCTCGAACTCGCCCGCCTCCGTGAGCTTCTTCACGTCGAGCGGTTCGGAGAAGAGCCGTTCAAAGTCCATGCAGCTAGCCCTCCATGCTCAAAGCGCGAACTTTGAAGGCTACGTCATGGGAAGCATAGGTCAAGTTGACCTTGTTGGCCGAGGTCAAGTAGTACTGCAGCACCTTGGCCGGGATACGGACGCAGCGCGTTGCGCCAGCAGCAACAGCGACAGACAAGTCAGCCTTCTCGACTTTGCCGAAGTCAGACGACCTCAGCGACGCGGGGACCTGGTTGGCGATGGTCGGCGTCACCGACCCAGCGGCATCGTTCAAGAACTCGATGACCAGATCAGCATTTGGCTTGTTGACAGTGATGGAGTCTCCGCCTGAGGCAGTAGCAGCAAATGGCGCCGCTGTCAGGGTTTCGCCTTCCAGATTCACCGCAGCAATGTCAGCCATGATGTATCTCCCCTAGAATAGTTCGTCATGTTGCAATGGATGACAATGTACGCGGCGCGGACTCAGCATGGCAACTATGAAGTTTTAGCGTATGATCTTGCCAGTGCTCGTCCTTGGCCAGTACAGCGCGACGCATCTGCAGTTGATGACTTGCCCAGCGCTGCCTGACGGATCGCCAGGAAACATCAGCTTCTCGCCGCCTACGTCGAATGGCTCGTCTATCTCACGGAGCTGACCATCAGCTTGCGCGTGATCGGGCCTAGTGCGGGCGTCCTCTGTAGCCCCCCACTCCTTGACAAGATCGACGCCGCTCTCGGCCGCAGCTTCTTGTTGCCCCTTGTTCGCCGCGGTATGAGCCACAGTCCTGGCGATGCGTTGCGCAATGTGCAAGGCCAGCCCCTTCTTCATCGCTTGGGCTACGGCCCTGACGCCTTCACGCTCTCCCTTGCCTTGCGCTATCCACCGAGCGATAGCCTGGCTCACGCGCTTCCTGAGGCTGTCTGCAACATACTTGCTCTGCTTTGCCGCTTGCGAGAGCACCCAGCTCAAGATGCGTCGCTTGAACCTAGCGAACACGCTCTTCTCTTCTAGCTTGAGATGCAGAAGCTTGGCGTTGTCGATCACCTCGAACGCAAAGACGGCAGCGATAGTCTCGATCTGATGACGCAGCAACACTCGTAGCCTCTGCTCGAAATCGTCAATGGCGGCCTCCCAGTCAGCCTCCTCGTCGAGCCTATCGGCTAGGCGGCGGAGGAGTGCGAGGCTTCCTCTTGAGAGGCTTTGCTCCCACCTCACTAGAAGCCGGTTCAGCGTCAGCATCTTGCGTTTGCGATGCCGCGTCCTCAGGTTCAATGGGCTCGCCATCTTCGTCAACTCCCGTTGCTGCGCTCCCAGGCACAAGGTCTGTGGTCATCAGAGGCGTGTCTCCACTGCTCACCAAGATCACGTCGCCAACCTTCTCGCCCCCTGTTCCATCCTCTCCTGGCTCTTTCGGCTCATAAGGCTCGTATCCGACAGCTTCACGCTTCTCGTTGATCGTCAGGAACCGGGACTCGTTTATCCTCTTCCACAAGGCCTCCCGCTCTGTGTCGAGCGCCGGAATCTTGTCCTCGTCGAAGCCAATCCTGATTTCCTCGCCATACGAAGGCATGAAGAAGTTGGTCAGCGCGCGGCATGCCTTCGTCACCAGCGGGATGATCGTCTGCCTGTAGAACGCGCGGTTCGCCTCCTGATAGTTAGAGAACGTGTTGTCTCCCGGAATGCCGAGCAGCTGTGGCGGTACACCATAAGTCAACGCAACCTCGCGCGCAGCCTCTCGCTTCCCTTCGATAAACTCCATGTCTTTGGGGTTAGTCGCCATCTCCTTCCAATCGAGCCCGCCTTCGAGGAGCATGGGTTTGCCTGCGTTCTGCGGTCCGCTGTACCGGTCTTCGAGTTCCTTCTTGAGCCGATCATACTGCTTGTCAGTCAGCGAGCTGTCTGCGTTCTCGTTAGGCGGCGAGTACACGAGCGCTCCCGATGGCCTAGCCTGATTATCGAGCAGCGACTTGTTGTAGGCGCCAGCCGCGTTGTGAACGTCGACTGAGAACGCGCCTGCTTCCACAGGGGCCATGCCATACCAGTCAGACAGCGGGTGGAACTCGCGCATGTGGAGCACTGGCATCTGCTTGCCCACCTCGATCACGAACTCCACCTCCCTCTGACCACCAACTCTGTACAGATAGCTTTCGGGGTAGCCCGTCGGACCGACCTTGATCCTCATGCGATCAGGCCGCAGCACGAAAAGCTCCTTGGGCTTGCCGTCCAGCATGACCGCTTCGAGGTAGGTATTGCCGGCGATGCGGTAGAAAGAATAGAACGCATCCCACATCTCGTCACCGGACTGGAATGGATTCGGGCGGCGCAACAGCTTGATGAGCTCGTGATCTTCGACCTCATCTTCTCCAGAATAGATCAAAAACGGAATAGATGCCGACGCCTCAGCGATCATCCGCACGCACCGGTAGGCGATGGCGTTCTTCATGTACGACTCTACTGCAAGAGCGTCATACCTGCGCGGCGTCCATACAGGCGAGCCCATCGTCTGCAGGAACAGAGAGCGGCCTGCCTGAGAGGCTTTCTGCTGCAACGCAGGCAGCGGCTTCCTGAACCAGTCTAGTATCGCCATCCTACCCTCCGATGATCGTGAAACTCGAGCCAGCCTGCAGCCATGCGCGGTTGACGTTGCCTGCGTGCCGCTCGACCCGTACAGCTACGCGCTCGTTGGTAAGCCAGTTCCAGTCGTACCTCCAGCCGTCTACTACCCCAACGCGGTTCCACGCACGATAGCGCCGCCACCAGAGCTTCAGCCGCTTCCACATCACAGGCTCCTGATCTTCGGTTCCACGTCTTCGTTCTTCATCAAGTAGGTTATTCCCCAGACGAGAGCGTCGAGCCGGTCAGGAGAACGCCCGTTTGCCTCGCCCGTCGGGTTGAAGTCGATCATCTGATCCTCCAGAGTCGCCAGCAGCCCGACGTGATGCACTCGGCCCTGCTCATATAACCCAGCAACCGGCTCCGCGCGCAACCACTTGCCGCGAGTGGCGCGTACAGCGTGCACTGGCACCGTCTTGTCCACTTCGTTCAGGATAGACACAACCAGGTCTCCGCCCTGATTGATCTCAGCCACAGCCGTGCTCGCCTGGAAAGTGTGGTAGAGCGAGATGGCCTTGGTGGCCCAGACATAAGGCTTCTTCCCCTGCACCGAGCCATCTGCGAGCACCCAATAGTGATCGTCCTCAGTCTTGCCTACCACTATGATGCCGCACTCGTCGCTGTTTTCATTCGAAGACGCAGGCGGGTCGATTGCTACGACAATCTTGGCGCAGCTTCGCCAGTCGAACACCCTGACTCGGTGCTGCTCGATCTGGGCGTAGGTCCACAGTGCGTTGGGGTTGTCGTCGAGGATCTCAGCGAAGATCTCTTGCCGGCCCAGGCGCGTCCCTTCGTACTTGCGCTGGACTTGCTTGTAGAACTGGTCTGCGAGATTGGCCTGGTTGTCATAAGTCGATCCTCGGGTGATGCGAGTAGCCTCATCCTTCATCAGGTCTTTCAGCAGCGGAATCGGCCGAGGCGTCGTAGTGACGCACTGAAGCGGCCTGACTCCGAGGCGCAAGCCGAACTGCAGCATGTCCCACGCCTCGCGCGCATACCGCCACTTGCACAGCTCATCCAGCCAGGCAGCGTCGAACTGCGGGCCTCTCAAGGCCTCTGGGTCATCCGCCGAGTACAACGTCGCCATGGCTCCGTTTGGCCAAGTGAGGCGTTTCTTGGAAGGTTCATACTTCGGACGGAACCAAGGTGCGGCTGTCGCAAGGATGCCGCTTTCGCCTTCCACGATGACGTCTCGAGCGTCGCCAGCGTCTTCGGCTACTAGAGCGATGCGCCCATAGTTCCCTGACTCCACAAGCATCCGCACCCATTCAGCGCCAGCGCGCGTCTTGCCAAAGCCACGTCCTGCCAGAATGAGCCATGTCACCCAGTCAGGATCGCTTGGCGGAAGCTGTTCAGCCCTCGCCCACGCCATCCAGTGGTGTTGCAGAAGGATCGCTTCCTCGTCTGTCAGCTCCTTCAGCAAGCCCACGAGCGCGCTCTCTTTCAAGGATCGTAGCGAACTTCTGGACAAGACGTTCAGCCGCTCCCGCAAGACCGGCAGCACTGAATGAAGCTGTTCCGTCTCTGTACTCATCGAGATGTGCCTTTGCCATGAGCGTCAACAGCCCATCGGACTTGACGCGCTCAAACGTGACTAGCTTTCCGGCGCTGACCACAGGCTTGAGGTAGCCATGGATAGCCCGGTTGCTGATCTCCTCCCGGATCAGGTCCTTCGACTTCATCTGCTCTAGCTCGAGCGCCTTTCTGAAGTCGTCGTCCAGCTTCAAGTACTTGTAGAACGTCGTTATGCCGCAGCCAGCAGCGCGGATGAGCTCCCGCGTCGAAGCGCATCGAGGAGCGAGGTCGATCAGCCGCTGCTTCACTTTAGCGGCTCGCTTCTGAGCCATGATATACGCAGGAACGGTTTTTGCCGTCACGGGGAGGCGTCCAACCAGCTGCCCGGCAGAGTCCCTGCGGTCTCTGTAGTAGTCCTTTTTCCGCTTCTTCTTCATAGGTCATAAGATAACAGACAACAAACCCCTCGACAACTTGCAGAATGGCGCTGACACGTCGGGCCTGCGATCCTATGTTCTCTCCGTCATTCTCAACCACAGGAGGACTCATCGAGATGATAACCTTGAAGCATTTCGCGCAGCATTGGGAGGTCAGCCCGGCGAAGCTGCGGCGGCTGTTCCGGAAGGAGTACCCAGGCAAGGAGAAGGGGCGATGGGAGTTCGAGCACGACAGCGAGACACTGATTGGGGTAGCCGATCTCTTGAAGCGCAAGCTCGGCGAACCTACCGGCAACTGTCTCGCGCTCTCCCAGGCCATGTCTTCAGCAGCATCCAGCCAAGGCAAGACCCTAGCAACATCGAGCTTCACGAGCTCCAAGAGTTCCAGAACCCGCGCCAAGCGCGCATCGCGAGGATAGAGTACATGGCGAAAGAACACGAACCGACTCTCGGCCTTCCTGCCCCGTTCCCGTCGTCCCCGAGGCGTCCTCCTAAGTACGTCGTGCGGTTCGAGAACGAACAGGTTGGGCTCTTCTATGTCACGAGCTTCTGCGAGCTGTACGCCGCAAAGTACCCTACGGCGTTAGTGCTCGGCGAGCGCCAATGGGCCTGGAAGGATGAGAAGACCATCCAGTGTGCTGACGGCATGGTCATCCACAGTGACGACCTGGAAGAGATCATCGAGCATGAGCTCACGCCAAAGGAAGAGCAGTGGGTCCCGCCACCGCCATACTACGGCCAGTGGCACGACCTCGCTGCAGGCCATAGTGTCCGAGCCCAGGAACGCTCACAGACGCCCAAAGGCAGCGGAAGCGCTGAACAGCGGAAGAAGACCGATCCTAAGCGCACAGCGTCGAAAGAAGGCCTCGTCACTATCTCCGAGATCGCCGAACAGCTCGGCAGAGACCCGAAGCAGTGCCGCATCGCGCTCAGGAAGAGCGGTACGCCTAAGCCTGGAGCCAGCTGGGCATGGCCACAGGATGAAGCCGACAGCATCAAGGCAATGATCCTCGAGCGCCTCAGGAAATCCTAGCGATCTCGCACAGGCGCTATTGAGATCCGATGGCGCCTGCACCATATTCCTGTGCAGGCGATCATGCCTAACCAACCACAGGAGCCTGATATGAACACCATCAACCTCGTCACCCTGAACAGCCTCCGCGCCCAGAACGGCAAAGCGCCGCTCAAGAGCTGGAAGGAGTCCAAGTCGAAGCTGGAAGCGGCGATCCTCTCGGAGAAGAACGTGATCGCTGCCAAGGCTGTCGATCACGCGAAGATGGAGGAGCAGAGGGTAGCGCGTCTCCGCCAGGAGCAGCTCGAGGCGTCAGCGAAGGCAGCGCGCGAGAAGGCAGAGGCCGACGCCAAGGCTCTCAAGGAAGCCGAGGCGAAGCTGCCGAAGCCCCAGCCTCGGAAAGTGTCGAAGCCTGTCAGCCTCCAAGAGCTGCAGAAAGCGCTGGCGAAGACGGACAAGCAGCCCCGGAAGCTGCCTGCGAAGCCAGCAGCGAAGGCCAGTTCCGAAGCAAGCATTGCTGCAGAACGCCTCGGGATCACAGCGAAAGCAGTGCGCGCGAAGCTGCGCAAGCTCGGTCACTCTGCAGGACACGGCCTGAGCGCCGACCAGATCGTGAAGGCTCTCAGAGCCTGAGAAACTTCAATGTTTTCAGGCGTTGCAGCGATGCAACGCCTTTCTTTCAGAGTCGACGAGGAGGTCTTCGCGCGCGCGTACACAGTCATCTCCTCGTCTCCTTTCTCCTTTGTTATGGGAATAAAACACAATATATAGGAATAAAACACAATAAAGGAGGAGGAGATAAACTTCGCTTTTATATGCGCGCGCGAGCAACCATAACAAGGAGACAAGGAGACGAGGAGACGAGGAGATTATCGCGCGCGCGCGCGAAGATCTCCTTTGTTCCTGTGGTGTAGAACATCTCAGAGCTGAAGCGTTGCAGCGGCGGCGCTGATGCGTGAACATGCGAGCGACCAGGAGGACACGATGACCTTAAATCACGCTCTGAAGTGGACGCAAGACGAAGACGTCATGCTGAAGCGCCTCGTCATTGATGAGCGCAAGAGCTTCGGTGTTGCAGCTGCTGAACTGAAGCGCAAGTTTCCAGAATCGGCTGTGACGTTCACCCGAAACGCTTGCATCTCGCGTGCCCACCGGCTTCAGCTTGGCGGGCGCACGAAGCAGGAAGACAAGTGGTGCAATCAGCCACCAGGCGCGAGGTCGCCTGACAAGCGCAAGAACCTCCCGTCGCCGCCAAGCCTGCCGCTGATACGGCTGAGCAGGCCTGCGCCATCGCTCATCAGTCACGATCCTAGCGAGTATGAGCCAATGCTCAACGCCCGTAGAGCCGAGCTAGTAGACGGCACTTGTCAGTTCATCGGGCAGACGTGGAGAGAGAAGTGTGCCCGCCCGTGCGACGGCCAGACGAACTACTGCGAGTATCATCGGAGCCTGTGCTATCAGCCAGACCCCCGGCGCCGTTAGGCGGCCATGCTGTCCTGTGGCGTATTATCTAGCTAGATTCTATTCTCTAGTCGGATCATGTTGAGTCCGCGGCAATACCGCCCTATGTAGAGCATGAGCGCAATTCGCGCTCAGACCACAGGAGAAACTACCATGACTGATGCAGTTGAAACGATGGCCTACACCAACGAAGTGCCTTGGCACGGCTTGGGCGTGAGGCTCGAAAAAGCGGCTACGCCTGCCGCCATGCTGAAGCACGCTGGCCTCGACTGGCGTGTCGACCGGGTCCCGCTGTACGCAGGTGAGAGCAGAAAGCCCATCGAGGGCTTCGCAGCCCTTCAGCGTTCCAGCGATGGCAAGACCTTGGACGTTGTAGGCTCGCGCTACAAGCCAGTCCAGAACGAGGACGTGTTCGCCTTCTTCAAGGAGTTCACCGAGGCTGGCGAGGCGACGATGGAGACGGCCGGCTCCTTGAATGGCGGACGCTACGTCTGGGCGCTCGCCAACCTTAGCGCCAGCTTCTCGCTGGCCGGCGGCGACCGTGTCAACGGCTACCTCCTTGTGGCCAGCCCCCACATCCAAGGCAAGACTTTAGTCGTCAAGTTCACCACAATCCGTGTCGTCTGCCAGAACACGCTTAGCCTGGCGCTGAGGTCGGGCGGCAGCTCATGGCGGATGAGCCATACCCGTAGCTTCGACAGCGTGACCCAGGCGGAAGCCAAGGAAGCGCTCGGGATCGCACGCGATCAGATGGGCGAGTTCGAGGCGACGGCCAGGAAGCTGAAGAAGATGAAGCTGGACAGAAAGAAGATCGTCGAGGTTCTGGCGATGACGTTCCAGCCTGGCTTCGAGGTCAAGGAGCTGCTCAAGGACAGCAGCCTCCTCAGCAGGAAGATGGAGGTGCTGCTCGACGTGAACGAGAAGGCTCCCGGCGCCGATCCTGGCACAGGCTGGGGGCTGCTGAACGCTGTCACCTACTACGCTGACCATGTGGCGAGCAGGACGGCTGACAAGCGTCTGACCAACGCCTGGCTGGGCAAGACAGCGAACCAGAAGGAAGCAGTCCTCGAGTCGCTGCTCGAGCTGGCCTAATCCTGCAATCGCATGGGGTTCGCCTTGCTAATAGGCGGGCCCCGTGTTATGTTTCTTTCACGGGCAATGACGCCCGCAACACAGGAGAATGAACATGAAGCGTATTGCTGTTGCTTACAACTGGGCCTCTGACTCCCACAGCAACGATGGTCAGGGCTTTGAGGCTAGGCTGATCGTCAAGGACCCGAACGACCTCGAGGCCATCAAGGCCATCCTCGCTGACTTCGTCGCTGAAGACCTTGTGGACCCGGAGCTGGTCTACACAGGCGAGGCTGAGCCGGCGGCTGCTGAAGACGTCGAGATCGAGGCGCTGTCTGTGACGATCCTCGAAGGCGGCTACCTTGTTAGCGGGTACTGCATTGATGGTCTCGTGTACGCTGGCGCCGGCAGCAGCTGGGAAGGGGATCTGCAGGCGGCGCAGGTCTATCAGACACGCGAGGAAGCGCAGGCTCGCATCGACGAGCAGAAGAAGAAGAACAAGCAGTCTGGGTTCGACAGCATCGTTGGCCAACTCAGGCTGATCGAGCTGTAGGCGCCTAGCAGCGCGACAGCTTAGCGCCGCCCGAAAAGGCGGCGCTATTCTTTAGCGGCGACCTTCTGTTAATCTTTCATAGGTTTGCTATTCGATCCTCGGGCCTTGCATGTTATATTCTCTGAATGGGTGGTAGCCGCCCGCAACACAGGAGAATATGCTATGCAGACCCGTTTCTTTCAGGCCCGGTTCGCTCGCACGCCGCTCAACAGCGACAGCGAGCGCTATACCCAGACAGAGCTTCAGGCGCAGGCTAGCGCTGCCGCCGCTGCCCGCGAGTATCGTGAGAAGTATCCGCTGAGCAGCGCTTCCAGCAGGGAGATCCTCGATGTCTGACGCGGAGGCTGGCGTGACCCAGAACAGGATCAGAGAGCTCATCGCTAAGCTGCTGCGCCTCGCGCGCGATGCAGGTGCAACATCGGCTGAAGCAGAGTCAGCGCTGAGCAAGGCGCGAGCCATGATGCTCGAGCACGGGCTCGCCGAAGCCGATACAGCCGAAGCTGAGGTGAGGATCGTCGCGAGCGGCCTGTACGACCAGGACAGCAAGTGGAAGTTCATAGCCGCCTATGCTTGTGCAAAGCTCATGGGTGTCGTCAATCTGACGCGCGGTGAGCAGTGTTACTTCGTCGGGCGGCAGGACCTGATCGACGCTGCGGGCCTCGCATACGCCTATGTCTGCGATCAGATCGAAGCGAAGTACAAGCTGGCGCTGACTACGCTAGGACAGCACGGGACG